AACGTAACGACCATGCAGTAGATGCGTTAAGATACGCATGTATAAGTTTAGGCGCTATTTGGCGACATTGGATTAGTAGGAGTGATTAGTGTATAACAAGAAAGGTTATAAAAAAGCTAAAAAATCTGATAATAAAAAGAAGAAAAAGTAAATGTTAAGATTACCAGAAAATGGTTCGGCTTATCCGCCAGAGAACCATAAACATATTTTTAGAGTTTATCAAGAACATAACGCATGGCATACTGGCGACCCAGCAGTACTTAGAAAAGTATATGCTGATGTACCACAAGATTATCGACCAAGAAGATATATGTTCTGGACACGTAAAGGCGCAACAGAACTACAAATAGATAGACACCAATTACACGTTCCATTAGCTGGCGATATTGCACAAACAAGCGCTGATTTATTATTTAGCGAACCACCTAAATTTATTATTGAAGATACAGATTTTAGCGATTCTGACAAGATTAACACACAAGACTGGTTCGATGACTTAATTAGAAAATGCGGATTAAAAAATAAATTATTAGAAGCTGGCGAAATATCATCTGCATTAGGTGGAGTATTTCTACGTTTAGTTTGGAATACAGAGTTTATGAAGAATCCTACAATTCAAGTTGTATCTCCAGATAGAGCTATTGCAACATTTATGTATGGTCAATTAGTTGCAGTAGGATATGTAACTGAATACGAATCTCCAGATGGACAAAACTTTTATCGACATATTGAACATCACGAAGATGGCTATATACACCACGCACTTTATGAAGGAACTAAATCAAATATTGGAATAAGAGTATCTTTAGATAGATTAGAAGAAACTGCTGATTTATTAGATGAGATTAAATTACCATTTGATTCTTTAGCTTCGGTTTATGTACCTAATCAAAGACCACTTAGAAGATTAAAAGGTTATGAATATGGTAGGTCAGATTACGATGGTATCGAAGGTTTATTTGATGCAATCGATGAAGCATATACTTCATGGATGCGAGATGTCAGATTAGGCAAGTCCAGAATTATTGTACCTACTGAATATCTGGAGAGAAGAGGTCGTGGTCGTGGCGCTTCTTTTGATATAGATGCTGAAGTATTTACTGGACTAGAGATAGACCCAAATAATGAGAATAAAGGAATACAACCAGTTCAGTTCGAGATTAGACACGAACAACATAAAACAACAGTTATGGAGTTAATCGATAGAGCAGTTACCGCAGCTGGATATAGTCCGCAATCTTTTGGTATTAATATCGAAGGTAGAGCTGAATCTGGAACTGCACTTAAATTAAGAGAACGTAAATCATTTACTACACAAGGAAAAAAACAAAGATACTGGACACAACCATTAGAAGAGATATTAGAGAAGCTTCAAATATTGGATGTTGAATTATTCAGTAAGCAGTACAAACCAATCAGACCACGTATTGAGTGGCAAGATGCAGTTCAACAAGATGTCAGAGAATCGGCAACAGTTATTGAATCACTACACAGAGCGCAAGCTGCTTCACTTGAAACTAAAGTTAAATTACTTAATCCAGAACTTTCTGAAGAAGAAGTAGCTGAAGAAGTATTAAGAATTGCAACTAACTTTAATTTGGCAGACCAAAGCGTAACTGACATTTTAGAGTTACCATAATGTTATGGTCTATGACCCAGCATACAATGAGCAGATAGCTGATACTTACGCTGAAGTATTCAGAGATATTAACGACTTTCTTTTAGAGCTAACTGCTGAATCTATATTAGAAGGTAAAAACTATGATGGTTCTATTGAACAATGGTTACAATTTAAACAAACTCATCTTAAAAGATTAACAGAACAAGCTAGCAAAGCTGCTGATGATGCTTTTAGTGCAGTATTACCTTCAGTAAAAGGCGCAGTAGAAGTAGCTTATTCAATAGGAGAACAAACCGCAGCTGCTGAATTACTTAGTGCTGGTATAGCAAGTGATGTATCTGGTGGATTTCAAACATTAGCAGAGTATTCTATTGATGGATTAATTGACAATATTGTTAATAGATTTCAAAACAGAGTTAATAAGTTAAATATTGTTAGAGCTACACAAGATGTTTATGCAGAAGTTACTGAAGCTGCATCTGCTTTAGTATTATCTGGCGCTGCAACATTAGAAGAAGCAGTAGAAATAGCAGTTGATAATTTCTTAGATAAAGGAATTAAATCTATTGATTTAGGTAATCGTAAGATGGCATTAGATGCTTATGCTGAAACTTCAATCCGAACAATATCTGGTAACGCACAAGTTCAAGGTTCTTTAGATAGATACGAAGATGCAGACCAATATCTTAGTTGGGTATCTGACAGTCCAATGGAGTGCGAACAATGTCGTGAGTGGGAAGGCAAGATACTTAGAACCACTAATGATTTAGAGAAGCTGCCAGAAAAATATCGTAATTATCCAAGTTTAGAAACTGCAAAAGCTGATGGCTTATTTCATCCTAACTGCACACATAGTTTACAAGTTTACATAGAAGGTTATTCAACTCCACCTAAAGATACTAATGATGCTGAAAATGAACAACGTAGAAATAAAATACGTAGATTACAAAAATTAGAACGAACAAATAAACTTAAAGAAAAAGTATATAAAGCTAATGGACAGACTAATCGTGCTAAAGGCGCTAGAGATAGAGCTGCCAGATATAGAAAAGAGCGCAGACAATTTGAAGCGCAGATAGAACGTAAATCTTTAGGATGGTTTACTGGAGAAGATAGATTACGTAGATTAGCAGAAGCTAATGGTATTAAACCAGAAGTCTTAGAAGCTGCTAAAGGTAATTTACCTAGATTAAATAAACTTGCAGCTAAAACTGGTTTTGACCCAAGACTTGTTAGTACTTCAGTAAGAAAAGGAGTAGCAGATGTACAATTACCAGAGATACCAGAATTTGATGTAGATAGTTTTGATAAATTAACAGTTGCACAACAACAATCTCTTAGAGTTCAGTATTTTAAATATTTTGAAGGAGAGTTCGGTATTATGAACCAACTTGAATTTGAAGGTAAGTTTCACAATCCACCACCACTTCCAGATAATGTACAAAAATACAATAAATCACAATTTAATAAATGGATAGAAAAAAATAGTAAAAAATATAGTAATGAATATGGTTCATGGGAGTGGAATAATAAGAAAAATAAACCAGATTTTATTTGGAACGATGCACTTGAAGCAAACACATGGACACCAGAAATAGAGCAATTTTTAGCAGAAGCTGAAGCTGCTGGCGCATTAAAAGACAAAAAACAAGTTGTAGCTGGTGGACTTCCATCTTCTGGTAAAACATTTACATTAGCTAACAAAGCTAAAGACCCAAGTCTTAAAACTTATAAGTTAGAAGAATATGTAACAGTTAACCCAGATGATTTTAAAACAAGAATCATATTTAGAGATTACGCATCAAAGACAGACCAAGCAATAGACAAGTTAATGAGTGATACTTTTATTAATGATAAGAAATTTGGAGTTGGTACAAAATTAGGCGCAACTAATCCGATAATGAAGAAACTGAAAATACATCATCCAGAAATATACGATGAAGTATTTGGTAAAACTTTTGATAAAAGCACACTTACTGAAATAAGAGAAGGAATAGCATCTAAAGTTGCAATAGGAGATACTGGCTTATTTGGCTACGAAGCTGCAAACATACTCCACGAAGAATCATCTGCTATGACCAAAAAAGCGCAAGATTTAGCTTCAGATGCAGGATATAATATGATTCACGATGTAACTATGGGTTCTGCTAAACCAATTAGATTAGTAGATGACTTAGTTAATTTAAAAAACTATGAACCAGCTGAAGTTATGTTCATTATGTACACAGAAGAACAAGCAAGAGCAACAGTAGTAGATAGATATATTCGTGGTAACTTTACCAATCTCAAAACAACTGGTGGTCGTGGTGGTCGTTACGTTATGTCAAGTGTTATCGATAGTTCAACAAAGAAGGTAAAAACAAAAGCTGGATTTAAAAACAAAACACAAAATTTATTAGGTCGAGATGCAATAACAGATAACGAAGTATTTTTAACAGAATTATTAGAATCTGACAATGTATCAAAAGATTTAGATGATATACAAATAATTAACAGATATTCAGATATTGACCCAGCAAGTGGTCAAGCTAAGGCATATCGTATTGAATTAGAGCTAAAAGATGGCAAGATAGTTGCTAAACGTAACGCTAAAGGACTAGATGGATTAGAAGTTGTTACTAAAGAAGCAGAAACTAAATTTGGTGGTAATAGAGCTGGTAAAAATGATGTAGATGCAATATTAAACAATCAAGTAGATAATTTAGATAAAGGCGTTGACAGTTATAGAGCTAATCCAGAATTTGTTAAAGCAGTAGAAGCAAGAAACCAATACTTTTATGATTTAAAACAAAGACCAGATGATGCTGGATTATATGTTATTGCAAAAGATAAAGGATATACTGGCAAACCAGAAACAGTCAAAGACATTTTAGAGCTTACTGATGGTAAAGGCGCAATAGCAGCAAATAGCGTAATAAGACTTGATAGTGGAGAAAGATTAAATCAAGATGTACTTGTATTTCGTGGTTTATCAGATTCAGTAGATGTTGACCAAGCTAACTGGAATTTAAAAAACACCAAAGCAAAAGCTGGTAATAGAGTTAATCAAATACAAAAAGCAGTAAATATTTCGACAGATGAAAGAGTTGGCGTTGTAATGACAGATGTAGGCATACCATTTTATAACACTACTAAAGCAAGCAACACTATGAAAAGATATGTAAATAATTTAGGAATACAATTTGACACTAAATTAATAGATGAAGATTCTATGATAGCTGCACAACGAAGGTGGGTAACATGGGCTAAAGAAGAAATTAGAGCTGGTAACTTAAATAACCTAGATGTAACTTATGTTGATTTAGTTGCTGATTTTTCAAACAACTTTCAAAACAAACATGGTTCTGGAGATTTTATAGAACTTACATTATTTAACAGACCAGAATTTCAAGAATTTTACGATGAAGAGCTATTTAAAAGAAAAATTGGAGTAACTCAAAAACAAATGCCACCAGTAGTTAAAACTGGTTTACAGATGCACGAAGATTTTATTAATGGAGAATATTATGCAGGTAATGGTGTTTATGGACAAGGTACATATACAGATACACAATTAGCAATCGCAAATATGTATGCAAATCAAGATGATGCACTTGATGGATTTGGAAAAGGTGGCGTAGTTCAAGCTATAAAAATAAAAGCTGGTACAAAAATGCCAAGTGAAAAAGTAATTAAAGAAGTTGCATTTGATGTTAACCAAAAAATGAAAGCTATATATTCAGAAAATAATACTGGTAGATATAATTCAGAGCGTGTTAAAATATGGAGAGAGCTAAATAATACTGCTTTAACAGATATTGGCAGAAGATTAGCTGCGATGGGTTATCAAGCTTACGATGTAAGCGTTTTAGACAACTCAAAAACACATATAGTTATACTCGATAGAACCGCAGTAGTAGTAGCGGAACAACCAGTTTCAATAAATGGCACTTTACAAATGCCAGAAAAATAGGAAAGACAATGGAAGGTATATCAGCAATAACAAGTAGGCGATTAGCAAAACTAAAGACATTGCTGCCACCAGAAGCTGCGATAGAATTATCGCAACATACAATCGATGGCGGTAATCCAGAGTTATGGCTTTTAGATTATGAAAAGAAGCTACAAGGTAATCGTGTACTTAAAGAAGGAATATAAACCAACTAATTATAAAATATAAAACAAGGAGATAATATGGCAGCATCAACTGGCGGACAGTTGTTTATGACTTGCAAGCGTTATGCCGCTAAAGAAGCATCATGGGATGATGTGATGGCAGCTGCAAAAAAACATAAACCAACTTATGACAACGCAGAAGTATCTGATGACATATACGAAGATGACAATGTATATTCGTTGACTGACTTAAAAGACTTCGTATTCTTACCGATTAGTTCAAAAGAGAAAAAGATACTAAGAGATTACTTCAATCAATAGTAAACTAGAACAATGACAATTCAAGTAGGCGATGCTAGAGCAGACATCAAGGTCTTAAACATATATCAAGAAATAGAAAAGGAAGGACAAGCATTTTATGTTTGTAAAGTTCAGTACAAGTCAACACATACTGGTATTGGACACAAACGTTCTATTTTAACCAGAAACAATCAAAACGAAATTGTTGAGTGCGGTAATGTTAAAAGAATCGATGATGCGGCAAATTACGATAATATCATAAATGCTTATTTAGAAACTTATGGCAAAAACACTTAAATGCAGAACATGCAAACAACCACTTAGAAAAATCACAACTGGAGAAAAAAGGTCTAGTTACATGTGCATGTCTAGTAAGACTATGTGCAAGGATTCATTAGAAGTTAATTTTTATGATGAAGAAGAATAACAATCAAAGCGGTAAAGATTTAGTTCGATGTCCAGAGTGCAACAATTACTATTATCCAATATCAGAAAAAAATTCTTGTAAACATTTGTATATGTAACACATAGTGCTACACTATTCTTGTGAGAAAAAAGGATGGTAAATAGTGAAGTTATTTCAAAACACTTATTGTGATGCATGCGATAAGTTAATTGATTATACAGTTGAAGAAAAAGTAGCACAAGGATGGATGGAGTGGGCAATCGAACCAGTCAAGGGTATGCACGCATGTACTTTAGAGTGTGAATACATCGTAACGCAGGAGTTGATGTAATGGCTACTGAACTACAAGAATACCTTACAAGATTTATTGATGAATCTGACAAAGTCGATAAAGAAGAAATCTGGAATATATCTTTTGATGTTAAAGACTTAGAACACATAGATACTTTTCAAGATAAAGAAACTGGAGTTCAATCTGAATTTCATATTTTCAATGTTGACTTTAAAAGTCTGATTTGGTTTTTCGGAAGAATCGATGATGATGATTCTATTTTAAAACAATTTATACAAGCTGACTTTAACAATGCACCTAAAGCATGGTACGACAAAGTATTTAAGTTTGCAGCTTATCACTATGTCGGTCTAGTAACTGGTGTTGGAGATTACCTAGCTAAACACATGAAAGAGTTTTATGGTAAAGATTCTTGCGATTTAAAGAATTGTACTGAACATACTAAAAAATCATAATTTGACATTAATATCACAATGTGATACAATGGTATTGAAAGGATGGTTAATGAGCGATTTTGAAGATTTGGAATTTCAAAAATTCGTTGCTAGTGGCGATTGGTTCTTAGATACCGAAGCGCCAGACTTTAGCGAAAAACTTTATCAAGATATGTTTGGTAAGCAGACTCCGCAAGTCCAAGCTGAACAAACAGAAGATAAGGAGTGGTTCGAGAAAGCATAATGGCAGGATATAAACAAGGCAAGTATGGTCATGCTGCGTTGCACGATATGGTAGATACTCATTTCTTGCAACTACAGACCAAACTTAAACTTTATGGTTTAAGTAAAGAGTTCAAAGAAGAACTTAGTTACTTGACCAGAATATATCAACCATTTCTAAATTGTAAATGTAGAGAGGAGAAAATAGATGGCTGAAGTTACTGAAAGTAAGTTAGAAGCACTAACTGAAATTCAAGAAGCAACTTATGCGTGCCAAAGCTGCGACCAGCTGGTCATTAGCAATACGCATTATTGGGATGAAAAAGATGGAGTAGAAAAATTATTCTGCAATCCATATTGTGAGTGTAAAGAACTGAAGTTACCATTTAACTTCGAGATTCTTGATGGCAATATTTACAAAGTAAAGGAAGGATAAAATGGCTAGAAAAAAACCTAGAACATATAAAAAACTATACAAGCTAAAAATAATTGA